GTTTCACTAAAAATTCTTTAACTATGGAAAAGATTTTTGCAAAAGCTATGGCTCAGCTTCTTTCAAGAGCCTCTATTCTGATGCAGGTCGGTGCAGAGCATCACATTTACACCAATATGCACCCATATATCGGACATTTCACATTCCATTTCGGTGAAATTGAACTCAATTTCAACAACGAGCATCCTTATGATGAAGCGGAAGTGACCGCAGTTCTTGAGCAGCTTGACAAGAGGATATTCACATGGAAGAAGGAAGCTGCTGCTGGTATCTCACTCATTGAAGCATGGGGGGCATAGTCATGGCAGATTCAGTATTCAAGACTCTCAAGGGCATTGATTGCAATGCCCATACTGAGAAAAAGAACGGCCTTACCTTCCTTTCATGGGCATGGGCATGGTCAATCCTCAAGGAACGTTATCCTGATGCAATATACACCATCTATGAGAATGCAGAAGGTATGAACTACCACACCGATGGCCGCACTTGCTGGGTTAAGACGGGAGTAACCGTTCAGGGCATCGAACACATCGAATACCTGCCTGTAATGGATTACCGCAATGCGAGTATCACGGTGGATCGCGTGACTTCCTTCGATGTGAACAAGGCTATTCAGAGGTCACTCACTAAGGCGGTTGCCCGTCATGGTCTCGGTCTCTATATCTACGCAGGGGAGGATTTACCTGATGCAGCCGATGAGCAGAACAGACCAGCTCCTTCCGTTCCTGCGCCAAAGCCTGCTCCACAGCCAGCAGCACCGCAGCCAAGACCGATTGACATTGATACATACAACAAGTATATCATCGGCCACGCAGAAGGCAAGAAGCTGAAATCAGGCAAGACATACCGCGAGGGATATATCAGCAATTTCCATCCGACTCAGGATATGCTCAGGAGCTTCGATGATGCTGTCGTAGAATATAAGACTAATAACGGAATACTCTAATGGAAGGCAATGATAGAATAGTAAAAGGCATTTGGTTTCCCATTGAGATATGGGAAGCCAAAGACCTTGATTGGCTGGAGAAGGTTATCTTGTTGGAGATAGATTCCTTCACTACCAAGGGCAGGGAGTGCTTCATGAGTAACGAATATATTGCAGAACGATTCGATATTAAGGAATGGAAGGCAAGCCATATTGTCAATGACCTTATCAAGAAGGGTTATGTAATATGTACTCGGTTCGATGGTCGCAGGAGATACATTGAAAGCAATCTGATAAATAGGGTAGCAAATTATTCGGGGCAGCCTTGTGAAATTCCAGAGTCTGCTTCACGAAATTTCAAGAAGCATCCTATCGAAAAATCAGGAGATAATAATTATAAGATTAATAATGATTCTTTACAGAATCATCAATCTAATAATAAGAGATTCTCGCCACCGACTTACAAAGAAGTCTTTGACTATTGCTTTGAAAGGAATAACAATGTGGATGCTCAGGCATTCGTGGATTTCTACACCAGCAACGGATGGAAGGTTGGTAACAATCCGATGAAGGACTGGAAGGCTGCCGTTAGGACTTGGGAGAAACGCGACAACAAGAAGAAGCCTGCACAGCCTGCACAACAGAAGAAGGAATCATACTTCGAGCATAATAACCGCCTTATGGCTGAAATGCTCGGTCAGAATTTCGGAGGGTACGATGATGAACTTTGAGATAATCCCATTCGTGGAGCAGGGCAGAGCCACACTCCAAGAAATACGCGCTGATAATGTCCGATTCCCTCGCTTGCATACATACTCGCCTGAAAATGCTATCAGAACTATGCTATTTTGCGTTCTCAAGGCTTATAACCTATTCGGCATTGATGCGAACAGAGAAGCCGCAGGAAACCTCGCAATCGAGCTTTATAACGAGCTGATGGCAGACACGGAAGGCATGAGGACATACAACCTCACATTTGAGGAAATCATGCGAGCAATCAAGAAGGCTGCAATGGGTCAATCGGTGGAGTTCTACGGCAAGGTATCGTTCCATTTCCTGTACAAAGCAATCATGCACTATGTGAAGGGCGAGGGAGTGGATGCAAATACGCAGATGCTGAGAACGGCAGAAGCTGGGAAGATAGCAGCCATGAACAAGGCAACGCAGTTGATTACGGCAGCACCAACGAGGAAGATGCTGGAACACATGAAGGAGGATAAGTAATGGAAATCAAAGGTAAAGTACACTGTTTCTTTGAGCAGTCAGGAACATTCAAGAACGAGTTTATCAAGCTGGGCATACCAGCAGAGGACTACGATATTCAGAACAACTTTGGAGAGACCGACCATGTGGTGGACTTGTTTAAGGCAATAGAGGATGCCTACGATGGCAAGCCAAGCCTTTTTGACCAAGTGGGGGGGGAAGATTTGATATTGGCATTTTTCCCATGTATTTACTTTTGCGATGCTTCTACCAACCTATTTAGGTATAGCAATAAGAATTATAGCAAGCTGACCATACGCGAGAAAACAGACAAGATTCTCAAACGCGGAGCCGATAGACAATATTTCTTATCACTCCTAACAAAGATGGTATGTATATGTATGGAAAATGGTATTAGAATGATAATTGAGAACCCTTATAATGGAGAAACATTCCTCAAAACAAACTTTGTCTTACCGCCTACGATAGTGGACAAGGACAGATCATTGAGGGGAGATTTTTTCAGAAAGCCTACCGCGTATTGGTTTATAGGTTGCAATAATACTTATGGATTTACAGAGCAAAAGAATAAAGAAGTGAAAACGATTTGTGGAACAAAGGGAAGCGGTGTAGCCGGCTTATGTGGAGAAGATAGGTCAATGCTATCCCCTGACTACGCAAGGAACTTCATATGCGACTTTATCATAGGCAAGGAACAAATCGGAACACAATTATCAATGTTTGATATGACATGACACCGAAGCAGAAAAAGCGCAGCCTTGAAACAATAACCGAAGTGCAGATGATGCTCGGTGACCTTCCCAAAGGGAAAAGGCTCAAGGCTTATAACAAGCTGGAGAAAGTAAAACTACTAATAAAAAAACAGAAGATATGAGTTCAGTAAACAAAGTAATCCTTATCGGTCACGCAGGAGATGCACCCAAGATTCGTGACCTCGGACAGACAAAGTCCGCTAACCTTTCACTCGCTACATCGGAATCATTCACAAATCGCAATGGCGAAAGAGTGGAGACCACCGAATGGCATAATGTCCAGCTTTGGGGAAAGCTCGCAGATGTGGCCGAGAAATACATCATCAAAGGCACGATGCTCTACATCGAAGGAAAGCTCAAGACCGAGAAGTACACCGATGCACAGGGAGTGGAGAAGTTCTTTACTCGCGTGATGGCTGACAGGATGCAGCTCCTGAGCAAGAAGGCAGCAGGTGCAGCCATGGATGATGATGACTTGCCTGAGTAATAACAAGCTCCCGAGATGCTTTCTATGAGAACTTCAAGGAATTGATTGAGCAATGTAAGGTACTTTTGTAATATGAGTTTAGCAGATAAATATATGCGTGAGGCTTGCGATATGTGTGAGAATCATGCGAAGAACTTTAGTTGCGAGGATAAACACAAATGCCCTGTGTATAAGTTGTATAATCTCGCCTGCCAAAAAGAAACAGTAGTTATTAAACGAGATAGTTGGGAAACTCCACCTGCTCCAAGACCAGAAATGATTTAACTATGGCACTAACAAAGAAAGACTTGCTTGAGGCTATCGAGGATATGCCGATGGATGCGAAGGTCTATATAGACATTGGAGATGACTATAAACGATATAATTTTGTGCGCTAAAGGCAACAATATAACTTAATAGGCTAATTATTAGATACTTAAACTAATCATCTTTGTAATGAAAAAGCAACCATATAAATGGGGAGCTACAACATGGCTCAGAAGCATGGAAATAGGCGAGACAAGGGCGCATAACGAAGCCTATAATTGGCGCAGCCTACAAGCTCTCGCGGCAAGGATAGAGAGGCTGTTCCGCTTCGAGGTGGAATACACCTTCTCAACCAATCGCAGGACAGGGAATAGGTATGTAACAAGGACAAAATGAGAAAACGGGTAATAATCGGAATAGACCCTGATGTAGAAATGTCAGGCATCGGAAGGGTAGAAAGGGATACAAGGGCGGTATGGGCAGACCGCCTTCCCTTCCCTCTGCTCGTTGACTATCTGCGGGAGGTTCAGGTCGAATGTCAGCGCACGGATGCAGAGCTGTATGTGTATATCGAATCCACAAGGCAGACCACGCATAACTGGCATCTGAAGCCTTCCGATTCCAGAGCCGTGGCAGCCGTGAAAGGTCGCAATGTCGGTGCGATGCAGGAGGTCGGCAAGCTCATAGCCGAGATGTGCGAGCATTACGGAATCAATGTGACCGAGAGACCGCCATTCCGCAAGTGCTGGAAGGGAAAGGATGGCAAGATTACCCATGAGGAATTGTCTATCATTACAGGATGGAACAAGAAACGAAGTAATCAGGAGGAAAGGGATGCGCTGCTCATTGCTTGGGTAGAAGCTGGCCTTTCTCTCAAAATGAAAATCTAACTATGGAAAACAAAGAACTTACACTTAACGAATATCAGAAGCTGGCCATGACCACCTGTATGCCGTCTTGCTTCAACTATGCGTATATGATGGACAACCTTATGGCAGAGGTGGGCGAGTTTGCTGGCAAGGTGTCAAAGGCGAAAAGAAAGAAGCTGATTCGATTCGACCATGAAGGTAATATCGTATTCTGCCAAGGAGTGACCGCAGAGCAGAGGGATGAGATGCTTGCAGAACTGAAGAAGGAAGCAGGAGACATCATATGGCAAGCAAGCGGATTGTGCGAGGTGTTCGGATGGGAGCTGAACGATGTGGCGCAGGGCAACCTTGACAAGCTCGCATCAAGGAAGCAGCGCGGAGTAATCGTGGGTGATGGTGATAATAGATGATATGGGATATTGCTGCGACTGCAAGAACTATAGGCATGGTAAAGAAGATGACCTATGCGAGAGGAACAACAGGAAATGCGGTTATCTTGTACAAGGATTGCATTGCTACGAAGCAAGCGAACCGAGCGAAAAAGATGTTGCCAATCTTCCCACAAAGGTGTGCAATATATGCGGAAAGGCACTCCCTTTGAATATGTTTCGCAAGACCATAAAGACTCCTGATGAGTACACGGCCATATGTAAAAACTGCAAGGTACACGATACCCACAAGAGGATAAGGAGGAAGAAATATGAACTTGAGTAAGCCACTTTATACACTAAAAGAAATCATGAGAAAGAGAGAGGAAGCTCCGCAGGGCGCAGCAGCGAAATACGCGCGTATGCAGGGGCGGAAGGTCAGAATCTACTATCAAGACCTTCGCGGAACGCATCGCAGCCTTATAGGCGAGATTACCGACATTGACGGGGATAACCTATGGCTGGAGAACGGAGAATGGCGCGGATGTCTTGACTGCGCCAACGCAAGAATCTGCATCATATCCACCATTGACGGATGGGATGCTTGGCATAAAACCGAGTTCAAGGAAGAACAATGAGACCGAGAAGCATCACGGAAGCCGAGTTCATAGCCTATGAGGATATGCAGCTCGCGGAATTTGCAAGGTTGATTCACGAAAGCGGAATCAGCCTTTACGAAATTGCACAGAACTGCAACCTGTCATGGGAGACGGTCAAGGCTGCCGCTAATGCCACTCCCGTCAAGTTCAGTTCTCAATGCAGAATCAAGATGTACATTGAATGGAAAAGTAACTCAATAAAGAAAGCATACAATGAAGCAAGTACAAACCCTGCCGATTGAATCGGTAAAGCAGAATACGGGGCAGATTGCAGGGCTTCCGAGCAATCCGCGCCAATGGAAGCAGGAGGATATAGACCGAATCGCTAAGAGCCTGAGCGAAACGCCTGAGTTGTTCGATGCAAGACCGCTTATCGTGTACCCTCATAACGAGGAGTATATCATCATGGGCGGTAATCTCAGGTACGAGGGAGCGAAGAAGAACGGAATGCAGATTGTACCAGTACACATTCTGCCTGAAGATATGGATGTAGAAAAACTGAAAGAGATTGTCCTCAAGGATAACGGCTCTTTCGGAGAGTGGGACTTCGATGCGCTCGCAAACGAATGGGATGACCTTCCACTTGTGGACTGGGGTCTTCCTTCGTGGATTAATACAAGTTCTGGAGACTTTGAGGAAATAGAAGATTTGGAGATAGAAAGTGTTGCCTCAGCAGGAGAGAGCAAAAGCGGTTTTTCTGCCATAACCTTTGTTTTCCCAAAAGAAGAGGCAGAAGTTGTAAACGATTGGATTGCTAACAACTCAAAGGATGAACTAACCGTAAAAATTGTGGACTTATGCCGATATGCGGAAGCCAAATGCCTTGTGTGATATTCCAGTAAGATACGACACATACAAGGGCTGCTCTCATGCTTGCTCATATTGCTTCGTGCTTAGGAAGGTTGATATAAGCAAGATTCAGCTCGGAGAATCTGTGCGAAGCCTTGAGAACTTCATTAACGGGAAAAGAGACAAGACTACAAACTGGTGCGATTGGGATATTCCGATACATTGGGGTGGACTGGCTGACCCTTTTCAGCCTGCCGAGAGAGTTCACAAGCGCAGCCTTGAAGCCCTCAAGGTTTTTGCAAGAACAAAGTACCCGTTTGTTGTAAGCACGAAAGCCACAATGCTGGCAGAAGAACCGTATTTTTCGCTTCTTAAAGAGTGTAACTGCGTTGTGCAGTTTTCTGCTTGTTCGCCTCAATATAACAAGATTGAAAAGGGTGCAGCGACATACGAGCAAAGGATAGAAGCAGCTGCCAAAATATCCAAAGTGTGCCGCGTAAACATCCGAATACAGCCATTTGTTCCGAGTATCTTCAAGGATGTTATAAAGGCCATCCCTGAATATGCTAAGGCAGGAGTTCATGGTGTCATCCTTGAGGCTATGAAATACACAAAGAGCAAGATAGAGGGGCTTGTATCTAAGGGCGGCATTAAAAAAGAGTGGCAAAACACAGACCGAGGTAGATGCTCATTTAGGTACATTTATGTCAGGGCATTATTTCGGTGCTTCACAATGGGCATTCCCAACAAGGGAAGAATACAAAAAACTTCAACAGATAATACCCATAGAGGACTATGAAACGGTATTGCGAAAAATAGCAGGGAAGAACATACAGCATAACGGAAGAATATACGGATATGATAGAGAAGGTTAATCCAGCGCACCCTGACAAGGTGGCAGACAGAATAGCGGGGGCAATCGTAGACCTCGCCTACAAGAAGAACGATAATCCCAAGATTGCAGTCGAGGTGCTGCTCGGACATGGAGAGTGTAACATCATTATAGAGTCAAGCGTTCGTATTTTCGCGGGAGAAGTGGAACGCATTGTGTATCGTATTGCTGGCGAGATGGTAGTCAACTACAATATAGTGCCGCAGGACAAGCACCTCGCAGGAAATCAAGCAAAGCAGGTGCGATGCGGAGACAATGGCATCTTCAAGGGTGTGCCTTTAACCGAGGAAGAAAAGGAACTCGCACGAAACGCAAGCGCGATTTACAAGGCGTATCCTTATGACGGGAAATATATCCTTGACGGAAACCGCCTTATCATTTGCCAAAGCAACGCAGCAACGGAAGAGTTGAAGAAGTTATATCCAAATGCCACTATCAATCCTCTCGGATATTGGACTGGTGGTAGTGATGTAGATGCAGGAGCAACAAATCGCAAACTTGGCTCAGACATGGCGCAGAGTGTAACGGGTGGTGGACTGCATGGCAAAGACTTGAGCAAGGCAGATGTATCGGTCAATATCTATGCCTTCTGCAAGGCTCAGGAAACGGGCGAGGTGCAGCAGTTCTGCTGCGCTATCGGTGACGAAACGATAGATGGAAAGCCATACGCGGAAATCGTAGAGTTCGCGCGTAAGTATATTCAGAAGCAGGGCGGCTTCGAGAAGTTTGCAGAATGGGGCTTATTTTAGCCTATAATCGGGGATTTGTCTTTGGATGGGCGAATCCTTGCTAAGAATAAAATAACACGGAATTAGCGCAAATAATACGAAAGGCGATGGAGCGAAAAAGAGACGAGAAAGGCAGATTTATCAAAGGAAACAAGGAAGGCCACCGCTTTCAGAAGGGAGAAATAACCAACCCAACGGGAAGGCCGCCACTCATGTGCAACGCACTCAAGAATCTTCCGCAGGATGCAAGGGAGAAGGTACACGATGCGCTGTGGACTGCAATCTCGCAGCCTGATGTCAAGTCGGCTCAGGCTTACTTGCAGAAGGCTGCCGAGGAACTGCCTGAATGCGGATTCGTTCTCCAGCTTGCGGTAAAGACATTGATGGGCAGCAAGGGATGGTTCGCGCTCATGGATATATGTGACCGCCTATTTGGTAAGCCAAGACAGATAGCGGAGATAGAAGGTAACTTCAATCTCACTCCACCGCCAATCATAATCGAAGGAGAGGAAGAATAGTGGAAAGCACAAGGTTCATACGCAAGTATCTGTCCTTGTTCCAGCCAGCGAAGGTAAGGTACAAGGTCATTACAGGAGGCCGAGGTTCGGGCAAGTCATTTGTCATATCCTCGGCTCTTGTGCGTAGAACTTACGATGATGACTTCAATATCCTTTTCACTCGCTGGACTATGGAATCGGCAAAGGATTCCGTGATACCAGAGTTCAAGGACAAGATGGAAAGGCTCGGAGTGCTGCACCATTTCCACGAATGGAGAACAAGTGTACAGAATCTCGGCACAAGGGCAAAGGTGCTGTTCCGAGGACTGAAGCAATCAACGAAGAATCAGATAGCAAAGCTCAAGTCCTTGTTCAAAATCAAGATATGGGTACTTGATGAAGCGCAGGAACTTGTGGATGAATCCCTGTTCGATACGATTGATAACTCAATCCGTGATGCGGGTACCACTTGCGAGGTGTGGCTCGTTCTCAACCCTACCGACATATCGCATTGGATATACCGCAGATTCTTCCTTGAAAATGGTGTAGAAATAGGCTTTAACGGCATCAAGGATGGTGTGGAATACATACATACCACTTACCTTGACAACCTCGCAAATCTTGACCAAGGATTCATTGACAAGGCTGAGAAGCTCAAGCGCACCAACTACGAAAAGTACTGCAATATCTACCTCGGTCATTGGGCGAAGAACAAGGAAGGTCTCATCTTTCCGAACTGGGAAGAAATCAGCGCGGACAAATACCCTGAGCATCTGCCGCAGGTGTATGGCAATGACTGGGGTTATGGTGGAGACCCGAATGCCCTTGTTCGTATGTGCTACGATGCGCTCACTCAGACCATCTACCTCAAGGAGATTGTATGCAAGCAGCTCATCCCTTCCGATGTGTACAAGGTAATCAAGGCTGATGCTGAAACGATAGGCTATGAGCTTGGGGATTGTCTTGTCTATTGCGACCCAGCGCGACCTGACAATATCACGGAGCTTCGCAGAAGGGGAGTATCTGCAGTCAAGGCGGTCAATCGTGACAAGGCTGGCCGTATCTCTTACCTAAAGGGATTCAAGGTCAAATTCGTTGGCGAGAACATCAGAAAGGAGCAGCAGGTCTATTCGTGGCAGCCGCATCCGCAGGATACGGAACGATTTACGGACAAGCCGCAGGATGGCAATGACCATTGCATAGATGCTTCCCTGTATGTATGCTGCACCCACCTCAGAAGAATGGGAATCCTGAACGAAGAAGGCGAGGAGTGAGAAGTTCGATATATCGAAGTATCCCAATGCGTTCAATTTGGTGTTTAATTCGCGGAATAATCGCAGATATATGGCAAGATGGAAACTTATACGGGGCGAAGAATATGATGCCCTTAAAACCGAAATAAAAGGTTTTTACGATAGGGAGGAAGAAGTCAATACCTATCTTGAAGCGGTGCGTAAGCAGCTTCCGAAGCTCGGCCTTCCTGACATGAGCAGGATGACCCGTGAGGACATCCGCAGGGCTTATGAGCAGAACGCGCCTGTAATGGGCGTGGTCAATTACATCGCGGAGAATGTGGGCGAGGTCATGCGTTACCTTGAGCTGTACGATAGCAAGGATAATCAGATAGAGAAGCATCCTGTGCTTGATGCGCTCCGCAGACCTAATGACCGATTCTCGCTAAAGAAGTTCGGCACGGCATGGGCAATCAACCGCCTTCTTTTCGGTGATGCGTTTACCTATGTGGTCAAGAAGGCTGGAAAGGAAGGAAGCCTTGAAATGTACATCATCCCTTCCCAGCGCGTAGTGACCGAAAGCGGAAACCTCCGTCTTATGGATGGTATCCAGCTCATGGGAATGGGCGGTGATTCATCTATCAAGATTGAGGATATATTTGAGTCCTTCGACTATAACCTTGATGACAGGAGCCTTTTCGGAACGAGCAAGATTGTGGCTGCTGCTACCTATCTGTCTGTAATGGAGAAGGGAATGCAGAGACAGGATACAACCCTTGAAGCAGGTGGCGCAACGCACATCATCACTCCGAAGCCTGATGAAAGCGGCACAGTCCTTCCGCAGTATGCCCATGAGGTTGAGAAGCTGGTCAATGGTCAAAAGTCGCTCGGCAAGAAACGATACTTCCATATTCCGCTTGAGGTAGTGCATATCGGTGACAATCCGATTGACCTCAATATCCTCGGCTCGCATAAGGATGCGGTAACGGCTCTCTGCTTCGTGTTCCGCATTCCTGTGGACTTGTACTATGGTCAGGCGAAGTATGAGAATGCAAAGGAAGCGAAGAAGACCATCTATGAGCAGAACGCGATCCCAATGGCAAACGAGTTCGCGGATGACCTTATCCATTTCCTCGGCCTTGACAAGCAGGGTTACCGCCTTGAGGTGAACACCGACAAGATTGAGGTGCTTCGTGCTTCACGCGGTGAGATGCTTGATGACCTTACCAAGATGCACGCATCACTCAATGAACTGCGTAAAGCGAATGGCTATGCTCCTATCGAAGAGGATTGGGCGGACAAGCCGCTTATGCCTATGGGAGTGACCTACGGCAATGAGTTCGATATAGACATTACCGAATGAGAAGAAAGATAACACCGACACAACGAAGGCACGCGGATTACCTACGCAAGAAAGGCTTGAAGGTAGGTCTTGCCTATGAGACAAGGCTTCGCAAGCTCAGGCGCAAGGAGGTAGGCCGTCTGCTTTCATTGTGCAGGGATGTAAGCAATACATCATCGTGGGAAGATGTCATCGCGTTCCAGCTTGATGAATCGTATCTTGGCAAGTGGTATAGCGGCCTATACATAGATGCAGGACTCCCACAAGCGAAAAGCACCGCAAGGGATATGTCACGCGGAAAGGCTGAACCGAATGAGGATTATTGGCGGTCTGCGCTCCTTGACAGGGCGGAGGAACGAGCGGGAGAGGGGATAGTGCTGTTGCAAGGCACATTCCGCGATGAGCTGATAGGAGTGGTAAGGAATACGATGACCAACAATCCTGAGCTTGGTGTGGAAGCATTGGCAAGGAAGATACTCAAAGGCTATGCCGAGATTGAGCTATGGCAAGCGAGAAGAATCGCACAGACAGAAACGATGATAAGCCTTGCGGAAGCTGGAGACATAGCGGCAAGAACCCTTGATGTGGGATTCAACAAGCAATGGATAATCAGCGGAATCGGCAATACGCGCGAAACGCATGAGGTCATGGATGGTGTCATCGTGGACATGGATGAGCCGTTTGAGCTTGAGGATTGCCAGATGATGTATCCGCACGATGGAAGCATGGGCGCACCAGCAGGGGAGATTATCAACTGCGCTTGCAGTGTTCTGCGATTACCGAAATAGATACTGATGTGTTAGTATTTCTGCATATTTATGGTTATTAGTTTTATGTGTCAGGAAGCCAGCCGCGAGGTTCGCTTCCTTTTTTCGTGTATTGGGGAGAAGTTCGATATATCGAAGTATCCACGCGCACGCGGAAAGGCGGTAGTTTTGCGTAAACTGACTGATATGGAGGACAAGCAGACAATTCAGTACAAGGGCATAGCAAGAGCCATAGAGTGCAAGGAGGATACGGGCAAGGGCATTCTCCACATCAAGGCTTACGCGCTTGCCTTTGACAATGTGGACAGCTATGGAGATGTCATAGCTCCCACCGCTTGCGATGAGTTCCTGAAATCGGAGAACGCATCACGAATCAAGCTCTGTTATCAGCATGACAGGAACGAGGTAATCGGTGTGATTACCGACAAGGGAACAGATGCCATCGGTATGTGGATTGAAGCGGACATATTGCCGACCACTACGGGCAAGGATGTTCAGACTCTCCTGAAGGCTGGTGCTATCAATGAGTTCTCAATCGGCTACTGGGCTGATGAGTACCACTACGAAAAGCGCGAAGGCTATCAGTACGATGTGCGCGTGCTTGATGCCATTACGGTTATCGAAGTAAGCCCCGTGACAAGGGCAGCAAATCCGAAAGCCGTGATTACGGATATGAAGAAAGAACAGGAAAATAAACCCCTTAATACAGAGAAGATGGAAGACATCAAGAAGCAGCTCGATACACTCGAGCAGAAGGCGGCTAATGCAGAGCAGAAGGCCGTTGCAGCCGAGAAGAAGGCTGCCGAGAAGGAGCAGGAACTCAAGACCGCTCAGGACAATATCAACAACCTTGACGCATCGGTAAAGGCGCAGGAGAAGCAGATTGCTGACCTCCGCAAGATGCTCACAGAGCAGCCTAAGTCATTTGAGAAGGCTATGCGTGATGCACTTACCGAGCATAAGGATGCCATCACTAATCACCTCCGCAAGTCAGAGGGTTCTATGAAGGTGCAGCTCAAGCTCGCCACAACTGACATCACAGCACAGGCAGGAATGCGCGTATTCGGCAATCAGGTAGATTCTACCATCCATGCAGTACCATTCCTCTCAAATGCGTTTATCCTTGTATTCGGTACTAAGCCGCTTACTGCATCTCGCCTTGTATGGCGCGAGGCTACTACAACTCAGAAGGCTGTAGGTTATGTGGCTGAGCTTGCCGAGAATAACAACAAGACTGCAATCAAGTTCGTTGAGAAATTCCGCCAGCCTGCTAAGATTGCTACCTATATGGAGCTTTCTTCAGAAGCAGACCAGTGGTTCGATGAGCTTGTGAACTTCTGTACAAACGAGGGTCAGCGCATCATCATGGATGATGTTGATACCAAGATTTGGTCAGGAGAGGGCAACGATACCGACAAGCAGACTGAGGTCTATGGTATCAAGGCTGCTGCTACTCCATTCGCTGCGCTTGCAAAGTATGAGAATCCTACCGTAGCAGATGTGATTCTTGATGCAGTTGCTCAGGTTCGCAAGGCTGGTTACGCGGCTAATGCTGCTATCGTTCCTTATGTGACTGAGCAGGAGATTCGCGCAGTCAAGGATAAGAATGGCCGTTATATGTATAACGAGGTTACAGGAATGCTCGGTCAGGTGCGTATCGTGGCTTCTGACAAGCTCGGTGCTGCCGAGATGCTCATCGCAGACAGCTCATGTGCAGAGCCATTCGTAGGCTCAACTTACGAGCTTGAGATAACCCGTAAGGCTGAGACTGATTCATGGCGCGTTGACTTCCGCAGACTCGCACAGGTAAAGACTCCTGCACCTAAGAAGGCTGGTCTTGTCTATGTAGCTGACAAGGAAGCTGCAATCGTGGCAATCACTAAAGCCTAACCGATGGCAAAGGCAAAACAGGACAAGACCTTGCAGATAGGGGATGTGGCTACCTTCGTGGTGGCCACACCTCATTGCGGTCTTGAAGCTGGAGAAACAAGAACAATGAAGGTAACCCGTGAGGTGCTGTACTGCATTGACAAGGGTTATTGGAAACTGAAGAAATGATGATGAACCTTGAAATCATAGAGAGAGCCGAGATTCCTGCTGAATGGCTGGACACATTCAAGCAATACGCATCGGTAGCAGATGACGGAAGGGATGCCCTTCTGATGTCAATGCTTACCCTTGCGGTGCTTCGTGTGCAGGAAATGGCTGATAGAAGCCTGCTGGCTTGTACCATTCGTTTGACTGATGATGAAGCCTACTACGGTGTAACACTTTATCAATCCGTAGCGGAGATTGTATCGGTCAAGGATGCGAAGGGTGGCGAGCCTGTATGGGATAAGCAGGGAAGAATGATATACACCAAGGCGGATGAGATTGAGGTGGTCTACAAGACCGAGCCGCTTGCTGCCGACCTTGATGCACTCCTTCCTGTGGTCTATCAGTATGCAACGGCACTCTATGATGGAGAGGATAGTCGAACACTCGCTAATATTCTGAGACAATGCCGCTAAGAGAATCCAAGAACGCACGCAGATACAACGAGCGCATCGTGCTTACCTATTCCCCAACGATTGTAGATGATTACGGCCACACATCGTTAGGCAAGCCGCAGGATGTGCTTGATGTCTATGCGTATGTAAGGCAGATGTCCGCAACCAAGACCATGATGACCTTCCAGCAAGCAGATGCGATAGGACTTGACATTGAGTTCCGCGCTCCTGATGCTGAGTTCAACGGCCTTCGTTATCGCGGTCACGATGTCTTCTTCTCCACTCCTGAGGATGTGGATGGCAGAGGAAGGATTCTCCGCATAAGCGGCTGGTATCAGACAGACAATCCAAGCAATGGCTAAGAATGATGTAATATGGGTAGAGGGCGAGAAGGAGCTTTATCTGAATATGCAGAAGAGTATGTTCGGAACGGTTCAAGCTGGTCGGAAAGCCTTGCAGAAAGCAGCCTTGCAGATTGTCGCAGATGCTACGAAGAATATCCGAAGCAATGGTTCGTGGACATCAGGAATGCTTGCCAATACGGGCAAGGTGCAGAGGGTAGAAGGTAGCGAAGATGAGATTGATGCAGGATTCTTCTCAAAAGAGACAACGGGAGGATATGCGGCTTATGTCGAATACGGCACCCGTGGCGGTGGCAAAAGGACAATAAAGTCAATGATTCCACGCATCACTCAATGGCTGAGAAAGAAGGGTAAATACGGAGCAGATGGCAAGAGTATGGCATTCTTTATCTCGCGAAAGATAGTGAAGCAAGGAACGAAGCCGCATCCGTTCTTCATGCCAGCCGTAGAGAAGAATAAACAAGCAGTAGAACAGGCAATAGCCGAAGGAGTAAGGGAAAGTATCAAGTAATATGGCAAACGGATTATTCAGCGCAATAAGCGCAGTTTATAAGGCTCTGAGAACAAGGCTGACAAGGGAAGGAATCCATGTCGGCTCGACTGCGGATTATCCGCGCGTAGAGATTCACTCTATCGTGGAAAGCGCATGGATGGACAAAGGCCATACACTCAAGTCAATCTCCTGCATCGTGGAGTGCATATCGGCACGCAGGATGCAAGATGTAATGGACATGAGCGAAGAGAACCTTTCCCGTATGCTTGGCGAAGCCTTGAATCTTGGCGAGGGTTGGAAGGTAGTCGGTATCGTGGCTGGGCAGCTTCAGGAGCTGACCGAAACCACCGAAACACAGGCTATACTTTACAGACTTCTTCAGAATGTGACTATTTATGTTGAACAGATTAACGGATAACGGATATGAGCAAGCTCGGTAACAAAAACAAGCTGTATCTCACCACAGGAAGTTCATACACTTTCGTAAAGGGCGAGACCAACAGCTCACTCAATCTTTCTCAGGATATGGTTGAGACATCGGACAAGGAGAGCAGATGGAAGAAATACATTGCTGGCCTTATCGGTGGAACGGTAGATGCGACACTCTACGCAGATGAGGGTGCGGATTCTCCACAGGCTACACTCCTGAAGGCTCTCCATGAGGGTGCGGAGGTTGAGTGCTTCCTCGGAGACCTTGGAAGCGGCAGTACTCCTGTGGATGGTGATGCGTTCACGGCTCTTGTGGCTTCAATCAACAGCACCTATGACAATGGCGCGGTAATCTCGCGCTCGGTGTCTCTGCAGATTACAGGCGAGGTTGAACACTACCCTGCATTCAAGTAATGAGAACGGTCAGGGCAAGTGTAGAATTAAGGCAGGGGGAGAAGGTTGAGATGCTTTTCACCCCTCGCCTTTATTTGTTCAAGGGGGAGCAGGGAGTGGACTTCGTGACTGATTCCACACTCAACGGAATGTATGCGCTCTATGCGGACATTCTCTTTTGCGCTGCTCTCAATCTCTGGACATTGGAAGGCAAGGACAAAGAGGATGCACCATTCACAAGGGCGGACTTCCACGCATTCTCGGCAGAGAATCCACAAGCCTTCGGAAAAGCCATGAATACCGCGCTGGAAGCCTTGACGGGCAAGTCAATGAAGGACTTTATCAAGGAAGCGGAAAAAAGCGCGGAAACGGGCGAAAAACAATCAAATCCAACGGGGGAAGTAAAAAAAAAGAAGTCGCGTGGATGGATTACGCGCCTATTGAAAGGTTCTTGATAGGCAGATGCGGAATGACCGCGCAGCAAGCTGGCTGGTGTTCGATGGATGAATACAAGCTGCGAGCAGAAGGGAAGGCAGAGGAGGAAAGGCATGAATGGGAGAGGGCAAGGTGGCAGGTCTATATGATGGCACAGATGCACCCGTACATGAAGCAGAAGCCGAAGTCTCCGCAGGAGTTCGTGAGATTCCCGTGGGAGATTGAGGAAAGACAGGAAGTAAAGGTATGGCAGGATTCGGAGGAACAGACCGAGAGACTGCATGATATAATCAGGAATTACAGGAGCAGACATGGGCAAGATAGGTGATTTGTTTGTAAGGCTCGGCTTGAAGTCGGATGACTACAAGAAGGGCATGGCAGATGCGAAGAAGGAAACCAATTCATTCTCGCAAGGTCTCGGCAAGATGAAGGCTGGGGCTTTGGCCGTATGGGGCGCAATCGGTACGGCCGTTGTGTCTTTTGCCCGTGATTTTGTGAAGTCTACAAATAAGGTCGGTGATGCTTGGGAGCAGACCATGGGTGGTATTAGGCAATCATGGCAAACCTTAAAGGCTTCGCTTACCAACTGGGATTGGAAAGACTTTGGATCGCGCATGAAAGATGCGTTTCAAGGCGGCAAGGAAGGTGTAGCCGCTGCCGATGAAGTCTATGAGATTACCAATAAGATGAACATCGCAAGGGCGAAAATGCAGAATACTCTTAATGAGTTATATTTTGCCATGACCGACCCAAGCAAAGAACTTGATGAACGCATAGCCGCAGGAAAGAAATATCTCAGTATGCAGAAAGGTCTGTATGATGAGGAGATTGCTTTGATGAAAAGGCAGAAGGATGCTGCGGTTAAGGTGTGGCTTTCTGGTACGGGAGTTTCTGCAAGCACCGCAGATGTGGAAGCCTTCTTCTCAGGATATACGGGCAGCGCAAATGATGCGGTAGCGCAGCAATTCCCTGAGCTTCGCAATATCTATGAGAATATGCGTTCCGATGCAACGAATCAGCCGATAGTGGATGCAATTCTTGCGTATCAGAATGCCCTCAATAGATACAATGAGGAAAATAAAAGAATCATTCGCCAGCTCAACACTCTTGGAGCGCAGGAAGCAAATGAAAGGATAGACCTTAACGAGCTTCTGTGGCAATTTGACCAAGACACATACGAAGCGGTTGATGCACTCAAGGATGTAGAAATCAAGACCCCACCGATTGATACATCCAGCCTTGACAGGGCAGAACAAGAACTCAAGGATTTTACCAATGCGTGGTCGGAAGAACAGGCGAAGATAGCGCAGCTTAATACCATGCTTTCCGATAGCATAGTACAAGCCACTACCGCAGGAATGCAAGCCTTTGCTGATATGCTTTTCGGCCTTGAAGGTGCAGATGCAAGCGCAATCCTTGGCGCATTGATGCAGCCATTTGCGGACACCGCTGGCCAGCTTGGAGGAATGCTCTTGGCGCAGGGTATAGCGGTTGAAGCATTCAAGACTTCGCTTGATTCGCTGCAAGGCGCACCAGCTATCGCGGCTGGTCTTTCGCTTATCGCAATCAGCGCAGCCATGAAGTCAGGAATCAAGGCTCTTGCAAAGGGTGGCGGTAATGCTGGAAGCACGGCTTCATATGGCGGTAGCTCATATAGTGGTGGAGCTGCGCAAAACTACGAATCAACACTCACAGTCAATGTAGTCGGAACAATAAGCGGCTCAGATATTGCGTTATCACTTGACAGGACAAGGAAGAATCAGAAACGATAGGTCATGGCATATTCACTCAGATACTGGTACAATAACAAGCTGACTGACGGCAAGGTCATCCGTCTTGAAATCTACAAGAAGGATAGCACTGCCGCAGCTATGGAGATAGGGGATGTGGTGCAGGGTCTCTCCCTGAACATTGACGGTGGCGAGGACAATATTGATGCTCCCATTGTCAGCACTTCCCTTGTAATGACCTTCTGCGATGCGTATGATCATCCTGAAGCAGATGTCAAGAAATGCGGCAACTATGCCGAGTTCTACACACCAGATGCGACCTTGTGGAAGGTTGTTCTACTGTGTAAGGATGCTGGAGCATCTTCGTTCCGCACCTTATGGGGTGGCTATGTTACTCCTGATTCATACGAAGAAGATTTGACCTATCGTGGCTCGGTTACAATCGTGGCGCGTGACAATATCGGCCACATGGCTGACTTCCCATTCGATGCAGAAGGGGATGACTACGGTACAATCTCGTTCCGTGAGATTATCGAAGGAGCATGGGCAAAGATTGAAAGCCCTATGAGCCTTGTGTTCCACGATGAGTGGATGCAGACCGAAGGAGTGTCCGCGCTTGATACCCGCATGAATGTGTCTGCCTTTGAGGACAAGTCTTGGCACGAAGCGGTAGAAGCCGCATTGTACGCATACGGGGCTGTTCTGCGCTTCATCGGAGACAATGAGGTCAAGGCATCACCGCTTCGCTATATGCCGAATTATGGCGGTTCTGTTACGCATTCTGAGCCTGTATTTATGACGGGCGCAACGCGAATGCTCACTCCTGCGGTCAAGAAGATTGAGGAGACTGCGAGCTATGAGCTGGAATCAGAATTGCAGCCACTTGTGAAGCCTTCCGATTTTTCTGGTAATAACCATGCTCTTGATGCAGGAAACGAAATATACGGCTATTCTCTAAGCAATACAGAAGAAGGCAAAGGATGGTTTAATACTACGGATTATAATGCCATTTATTTCGACCCGTCAGCATATAACATACTTGAAGCTGATTCGGTTGCCGATATAAAGAATCAGATGTATATTGTGGCGAATGTTGGTTTTAATTATAAAGCCGAATACTCGCGCTATGTGTCAGCTCATAATGCTCAGATAAAAATATCTTTTGGAACGGGCTTGATGCGTAAAAGATATACTGATGCAAGTGGCAAACCAATAGGCGGTTATTATCTTGTGCCGCGAGCTGGTAAGATAATGGCAGCAAGTTATAGTGTGTCAGTCACTCAGAACGGAGTGACACAATATCTTGATGCGGATGGAGAATGGACTACCACATCAGTATATAAGAATTTTACCGATGAAAATGGATTTTCGGAGCTAAATATCCCTATTGACCTTTCAGATTACACAGGAACGATTCTCCTGAAGGTGGAGATTGGCGGCCTTGATGCAACTATTCCATATGTGCAGATAGCTGCGCTTTCTTTCGGTGCAAATGAAAAGGATTCGCTCCTTCAGACCAATCGCGTAAATACCAATTACAACGAGGATAATAATGTCATAATCACGCGCGACCCTGCGATTGCTCCTGCATATAACACTACCTTCCTTCCTTCCGTAATCAAGAACGGAATCTTCTACGCGGAAGGACTTGCATACAAGCCAGCAAAGGCATGGGCATTCGCTGGAGACACACCGCAGCAGATGGCCGTATATAATCATCTGCAGCTCCTCGCCTACTATGCGAAGCCTAACAATGTGATTGAGGGCAGCATCGTGAACGGGGATGTAAGCCGATTTGCCCATATTTGGCAATTTGAGGGCAAGGAACACATCCTTGTAAGCGGAAGGTATAACTTCATCAACGGATACATAGAAGGCGCGATATTGCGTGAATTTGCGCGTTATGAGAGCTTGTGGGGAAGCACAGGAGGAACGCAGCTCCCAGCAACGGAGACAAGCAACGAGACCAATGTAGAAGCATCGGCTTCCTCATCATCTTCTGCGAATACCTATGACAATACCACCAATGTATATTTCGGAGGTGGCGGTGGAGAAAGCCTGATTAAGACCGTTCTTGGTATTGATGATTTCAACACCGTAACAGAGGAAAAGGATGATGTGACCTTCAACGCATATGCCATTGATTCTCTTTACAAGAGCATCAAGACCATTGAAGGCAATATCACAACCCTGCAGAATAACAAGGCAGATGCTAATAAGGTCTATACCATTACGCAGATAGATAACTTGTTCTCTCAGGTTGATGCCAAGTTTACGCAAATAGCAAGCAGCTATCTGTCCGTCAATGGCGGCCAGCTTCACGGCAGCCTCAGACTCCGCAAGGGTACTGAGAACTACGGAATGGCTCTCTATTTCGGAGATGGTGACTATTGCTACCTTATGGAAGATTCGGATGATCATCTGAAAATTAACGCATCGAAGGGAGTAGCCATAACTACAAGCAGCGGATATGCTCTCAGTGTGAATGGCTATGCCGTAATGACCTTGGCAGACCTTGACGGCTATGCCACTCAGTCATGGGTGGAGAATAAAGGCTATCTTACCTCAAGCAGTCTTAGTGGCTATGCCACTCAGTCATGGGTCAATCAGCAGAAGTTCGCAACCCAGTCATGGGTGCAGGGATTGGGTTATGCCACTCAGTCATGGGTGGAGAATAAAGGCTATCTTACAAATGCAGCATTGAGTGGTTATCTGCCTAAGACTGGCGGCACAATATCAGGCAATCTCTATGTGCAGGGAGACATCACTTGTGACGGAGATATCGCGGCTGATGGCGAGATTAGCGGAGATTCACTCAGTCTATCATAGGAGGGCATAGTCATGGCAATATCTAATGGCAAGATAGTAGCTCCCATCACATTTGCGGATGTGGCTCAAATGATAGGTGTAACTACCGATTTTGGCAGGAATCCCGATGCAGACATCAATATGTGGTCTGCGCGTAAGTTTGTCCGGAGCAACTCAAAAAAGAGGCTGTCAGATGATGATATGGCGAGGCTCAACTATGGCTTTAACATAAGCGGCAACTCGGATACTGCCGTGTATGAGGCAGACCCTGACAAGGCTCTCAGCAAAGCCATTGCAAGCGGCGGCAAATGGACCTATCTGAGACCGAGAGGTGTAGCATATGGCGAGAGGACAAGGCTGAAGGATATGGAAGGCTATAACAGCAAGGCAGAGCCGCCTTATGTAGTCACACTTGAAAAGACAACCACCAACGAACCCACCATATGGGCTGACATTGAGGAATCCGCTAACTGCGAGATTCCTGTGCAGAATCTGAAGGGAACGGTATTCGCGGATGACCTGTCATCCTATCATGTGGCAGTCCTTTGGAGAAAGGTCGGTCAGACTAACGGGGTGCAGATTCAGGTATCGGATGAGACAATCGGAGCAAGTCTCGCGCTCGGTAACAGGCTTGTCTTTCATCCGACATTCAGCGAGGCAGGGCAGTATGATCTTGCCTTCGCCTTGACCAATGCAGACATGGATTCACCGTACGAAGATGACAAGGTGTGGCTGTACTTGCCTGAGACATACAGGCAGGTGAGCTATAACCCTATGAGTGGAACGGTTGAAATCACTCTGTACATGGATGCGGGTAATGGCTTTGTAGTTTCGTACATCGATGACATCGTGAACGAGGTGACATTGCGATTCTATATCCGCAAGATAGAAATGACATACTCTCCTGAAGCCTATGTATATGTAGAGCTGCTTGATGCCTACGGAGATGTACTGGCTTCGGCAGAGAAATACACAGGAGAGATTGACTCTGATGCCTACTATTGGTGGGGTCATATGTCGGTAAAGAATCCTCAGACGGATGCGCTGTATGCAGATGAGCTATATATCCGCGTTTATTACAAGTTCAGGGAGTTTGATTCCGACAAGGCATTCACAACGATGTATCTTGACCTTATACGCAATATGGCAACAAGGGAGGAGGTTGCTCCCGTAACAATTAAGTCGGTTCTTAATTCACTATAGACATGAAAAGATTAATTAACATTCTCGGCATGACGGTAATAGTACTTAATGCCATCATCGCAACAGCAGGAAGCATTAATTATGGCTGCGCAAACAATGAACACATCTACACCGTATTCGGTGTTTTGAATTTCATCGGCTGGTCATACATAGCTTACCGATGGGTAAAGGATAGGGGGCTTGTGTAATGAAGCTCTCGCGCCATAAGGCAGCCATGATGCACGATGCTCTCAGTCGCATGGCTCTCGGTCATCTCAGCGAGGATATGCTGGAGGTGGCAATCAGTAATTGCCTTGTTCTCCGACCTGTTGCGGCAGAGCTTCGGATGCTTAATGAGGAACTCCGAAGAAGGCTCTACGAAGGCAAGAGCGAGGAAGATGTGAGGGCAATGATTGAGCTGGTCATTGAGGGCAAGGCGGCAGAAGCAGAAAGCGCATTCCCTGCCTTGTGGCCGACCTTCCTTCTCCATAACAGACTTGCAGATAAGCTGTCCAATAAGGAGGTTGATATTGAGATTGAAAAAGTTGATGCAGATACCTTCATAAAGGCTATTCTTCGCAGCAACAAAGGCATATCTATTGCCGAGGTAAGGGAAGTGCTGAAACCGATGTTAAAGGCCGAGGAAACCGCAGATATGGCTGAGATTGATGATATATTAAAAGAGATATGATATGGAAGGAGAAAGTGTAAAAGGCACGGTGTTCAAGTTGAATGTCCATATGGAGCCGATAGATGGTTTCCATCTTGCTGGTGTGGATTGGGAAGCGGAAATAGAGAATCCTACATTCCGAAGGAAGCATACCATCAAGAAAAGCGAATCGTTTGAGGTTGATGATGACAATGCAGTCATCGTAGTTGACAGCGCATTGCTCGGTGCTGGCCTGTATGACCTCACATTGACCGCGTGGATTCCTGACCAGCATTGCGAAGGTGGCATGAGAAAGGAAAGAGCTACGGTTTCAACAAGAGTAAGGATAATTGCATAATGAGCTGCATCAACATAGAAGTTACAAGGATAGGCAGACCGCTATCATGTTCGGCTGAAAGGGTGGGCGAGCCTTTGAAGGTGTCCGCTTCAAGAATAGGTAAGCCGATGCAGATAAGCTGCGGCCTTGTCTGCACAACTGAAAACGGCTTCTATCTGCGCGTGATGCCTGATGTGATATGGCTCAGACCAGACAGCGCAGAGGTGGAGGTTCAGTCTAATGTATCATGGAGAATAGAATAACATTATAGGATTATGGCAAAAGCGAACTGGGTGAAAGTGACACCCGCACAAGGTAGTGGAGATGCTACCGTAAATGTAAGCTCAACCGCAGAGCATACAGGTAGAAATGTAAGAAGTTCAGTCCTCACATGGAAGTCCGCCAATGTGCAGGATGTGGCAAAAACCGTCAATCAGGCGGGTAAGCCTGAGTATGTGGATATTGATGATGCTGCATCGGCTGACAAGGCGGGTAAGGTGGTGACAATCGCGGGAGTGTCGAACTCGAAAAAGCTGACATTCAGCCTCGGAACGGGAGACCTTACCGACATCGCTCTCCCTGCAAGCTATACGGCTAATTCGGTTTCTACGCAGAATGGAGCAGAAATCGCGGGAGACCCTGGAGCATTGGCTGAGTATAACTTCAGCATCGTGATTACCGTTCCTGCCAACGGTGATGTCACAGCCAAGACAAGGCAGATTATCGTGGAGGATGAGGGTGGACACAGGGATGTATGTCTCCTCACAAGCGCAGCAGGTGATGCTTACATCATCATCGCGGAGGGAGTAATCGAGCTTGATTACCTCGGCACTCCTGTTCCTGTGGAAGTGAAGTCTAACACATCATGGACAGTTGAGTAATGGCTGAATTGAATAAGCAATGGAATGACGGTGGAAGCCTCTCGGTAGCCTATGACGGAGACCGAGACGGCTCTGCTGTTTTCTCATCCGAGCAGAATGAGGGAATAGACCGCGAGATGTCGGTTGCCTTCGTGGATGCTTCCCGACAAGTCAATGTGACAAGGGCAGTCAAGCAGATAGGCAAGAGACAGCCTTTCTCGGCTTCGGATGGAAGATTTATTCTGAAAAATGGTGGAACATTTAATGTATTGAAGCATGGATTACAACAGTAAATACGAAGGAGCAGATATAGAAGCCAAGCTCGACAAGATAGACCTTCTCAACGCAGGAATGGAGGATACGGATGAGACCGTGGAGGATGTGGTTTCTCTGCCATTCGTGAGCTATATTGAGCAGGAACTGACAGACGAACAGAAGGAGCAAGCGAGGAAGAATATCGGAGTAGATGGTGTGTCTTCCGCTTTCGTATCCTATGAGGAACAAGAACTGACGGAAGAACAAAAGGAACAGGCACGAAAGAATATCGGTGCAATGTCAACTGATGAACTCTTTGACGAAGATAAATACGCATACGGTGTTGAGTTTGATACCAATGTGTCAAGTCCTACTTGTACCCGAATAGGCAACATGGCATTACATCGCACCCTTCCCGTTCAGTCACTAATGCGAGGTTGCCTACTTGATGATAATGGCAATGTGGTAGAGTATCTTGACCAAAACGATTGGACAAAGAATACGCTTAATGGTTCAAAAGGTCAAGTTATGGTAGAGATACCACAGCACTATCGCAGGTTTGCAGAATCTGGAACAATTCGCCAAGTATGGCTTAGTCTCAAGCCGCTTTTCGGCTATCATGTAGTACCTAAGTGCTATGTGTCGGCTTATAGAGCTACTGTTCAAAGGTCTACATTAAAACTCGCATCTGTAAAAAATACCTCTACTGATTACCGAGGAGGAGATAATACATCAAATTGGGATGGTACATATAGGAGTTTGTTAGGTTTACCTGCAACTAATATTAGCCGAACTAATTTCCGTGCGTATGCCCGTAAGCGCAAGCCATCAACATATGAGTGGAACTGTATGACATATGACATTCAGAAAACACTATGTTGGCTATTTGTAACCGAGTATGCAACACTAAATTCTCAGGCTGATTATAATGCGCAGCTTAATGCTAACGGATTTCGCCAAGGTGGGTTAGGTGCAGGAGCAACAACACTTGATAATGATAAGTGGCGTAGTTATAATACCCTCAATCCATTCATACCTTGTGGTTTTACGGATAGTCTTGGCAATAACACTGGTGTTATTGAGTACACAATGCCAAGTCAATACAATTCAACTACTACTAAGGTTCAAGTGTCGCGTTATCGCGGTGTTGAAAATCCTTTTGGTCTTGTATGGGACGCTGTAGATGGAATAAATGCCTGCATTGGCCCGACATTGAGTAAGATATATATATGTAGTAATCCGTCTAATTTTACGGATGATGGATATGATGGTTATAAATATGTTGGTGATGCCGCTGTTTCTAATGGATATATCAATAAAACTATATTTGGAGAAAATGGCGAGATTGTCGCATCAGGTGTAAGCGGAGGCTCTACCACTTATTGCTGTGATTACCACTATACAAGTATCCCATCTTCCGAAGCACTTAGAGCCGTTATCTTTAGCGCAGGTGGAGCAAGTGGTGCGTATGCGGGTTTTTTCTGTGTGAATTTAACAACCGCACCTTCGCTTGTAACGCAAGACCTTGGCACCCGCCTTTGTTTCATCCCATTATAATCTTTTAAAAGTATGAAAGCATTTTATGACCACAACCCATCGGTATTGGAGGCAGTAGGAAACGGAAGCTACCTCTACCGTTGGAATATCAAGGAGTCCGAGGTAACGGATTCCATCAATGGAGAATCCATAAGACAATGGGAATGTCAAGAGGTAACGGTATGGATACCGCTTACATCTAATAAAATCACTCAAGCCGTTATCGGTGAGCTATGGGATAGTGACTATGAGCAGAAGCTCATCAACGAATACAACTCAGCCGTGATGGGTATTTATAACGAAGCATTGGCGGCTGAGAAGATTGAGACATATAAGAACTTCCTTGCGGAGAGAAAGAGAATCAAGGAACTCGTGGATACTGATTGCACCGAACTAAATATAGGATAATATGTCAACAAGAAAAATAAAAGATGCAGTTGACCTCTCGACTGGCGAGAAGGTCTACTATAAAGGCCACGCAAAGGCTACATATATGAGTGACGGCAGAACGGTGGAAGATGCCATCAAGACTGCGGGTGGTGGCGGAGGAATGGCGGTTGTAGACCACGGTATTGAGGATACCACATTCACTCTTACACCAAATGTAATCCACAAGTGGGGGTTGGTTGACTCTCTTACTCTTGGCATTCCCGAAGATTCGGGGGGCATTGTATCATCATATAGAGTGGTGTTCGTGGCGGATTTGACCTTCGTGTTGTCTCTGCCATCCAACATCGTATGGGCGAATGATGAAGCGCCTGACTTCAGCGAGGATGGAATGCAGTATGAGATAAACATCATAGGCAACAGAGCATTATGGGCTAAATTCCCTTATGTCAATTATGGCACAGGATTCCTTGGTTATGCTCAGAATGAATTGGATGACTATGTAATCACCGATTATGTCATATCAACTGCTGACTATGGAATCGAATGTAAGGCTACCCTTCTTGAGCCAGATAATTCCACATTTGCTGTAATCGGTGGTTCGAGAACAAAAACTTCTGATGGTACGCTTGCGGCATTCCATGTAGGAAACAAGAATATAAGAGTTGACTGGAATGGAAAACAGACTTACGGAGATTCGTATGTTATTGGTACTCCTAATGTGATAAGTTCGACCCTTGAGCAATCAACAGTAAATAACGGTCTACCTATCTATCTCTACGATGTCAATCAGTCTGGTGCTCCTGCTTATGGTGGTGCTATGAAGATTTACTATTTCCGCGTTCTTGGCTCTGACGGAACGCCAAATCTTGACCTCCGCCCATACCGCAACGAGGAAGGTGTGGTAGGCTTCAAGGACTTGGTTAGCGGTAAGTTCTATACATCGGTCAATAATACTCTAACAGGAGCATAGTATGGATGGAAGAAGAAGCATGATGATGGCTAGGAGGTCATCATCGCAAGTTGCATTTGTAGGCGATATTGCCTACAAAGCATCCAACGGCAAGATAATGGTGGTTGCTCCCGATGCTTGGGATGCATCTCTCGGTACTGCTGTTGGAGTGGTTGTGATTCCAAGCGGGTTTGCGCCTGACAATGGTAAAGCGAGGATAATTTCATTGTATTGGGGAACCCGCTCAAGTACGAGTTCAACTACAGCATCTGTTATGAAATGGAGTACTGGTTCTATTGACACAAGTCTTGTCAACCACACAATGGTTCCAATCACTAACAGCATAAATTCAAATATAACGAGTAATACTTCTGGTTATTTGCCATCAGATAGATTTGCAGGAGCTGTCTCAGATACAGACCCGGAAGCTAAGTATAGTGGTTCAAGCTCTTACATACCATCTCCATACTTAGGGGATAAGCCAAATCCTGCTTATTATGCTCCTATTTCTGGCTATAATAACGCTTTATCAGATTTTGATGGTAAAGGTAATACCGATGTACTCGTAGCATTAGGAACAGGCTACTATGCCGCAAATGCGGCAAGAAACTACAAGGCCGCAGGAGCTGAGGAAATCGAGTGGTACCTCCCTGCAATGGGCGAGCTTGGCTATATGCTTCCAAGATTCAATGTAATAGAGACCGCGCTTGCTTCTGTAAGCACATCCAAATTAGATAGTAGTATCACCTTTTGGAGTTCTACGGAATTTTCTTCAGTTTATGCATATATGGCGAGAAGTGATAATGGTCAGATTTACTACAACTCCAGAGCCAACAACGCATCTGTCCGCCCCTTCGCAATGTTAGACTTTTAAAAACAAACAGATATGAAACGATACATTAAAGACGGTCAGATAAAGACCAGACAGCAGATTGTAATCCGCAAGGATGGAATGAACACTTACAATCCTACCGAGGAGATGATTCTCGCTGACGGATGGGTTGAGTATGTTCCACCCACTCCAGAGCCATCGGAGCCGCTTGAGCCTGTGAAGCCAACTAAGTCTCCTTATGAGATAATGGAGGAGATTGTCTTCGCCCAGTACAATGAGCGAACTGACATCTCGGATGAGGAGGCTCTTGACAGGGCGGTGGTAATCTATCATTGGGATAAGTACATTGGCAAGGCTCTCAAGGCGGGTCAGTGCGTGGTGCATGAAGATACCGTGTACAGGGTAAGGCAGGATATTCCGCAGGTGCTTGATATCTATCCGCCGAGCTTGGATACGGCAGCAATGTATGAGGCTATTGTCCTTACGGCTACAGGAACAGAGGATGACCCTATTCCTTATACTCCACCGATGGAGATTTTTGAGGGCAAGTACTATACTGAGAACGGCTTTAAGTACCTCTGTACAAGGTCAAGCGGAACTGCGCTGAGCCATGAGCTTTCTACGCTTGTGGGTATATATGTAGGATTAGTTTAACAAAGCTCCCCCTTCGAGGGAAGCATCTTAAACTTGACTTATGTGGAATTTACATCTGAATCTAACGCAGGATATTGGCCACGGAATTACTATCATCTTCATGTGCTGCGTTCTTATAATTGCAGCTTGCTTTATTGACTTGTGGACTGGCATTGATGCCGCAAAGAAGAACCGCGAGAAGATATGCAGCAAGGCACTCAGGAGGACAATCACGAAGGTATTGGACTATCTGCGTGTAGTAATCTTTGCCGTGCTGATTGATGTCTTAGGTCTTTCGTTTACTTGGTACATCATTCCTTATTGCTGCGTTATCTGCACTTTGGGAATCCTCATCATAGAGGGAAAGAGTGTACTGGAGAACTTCCATAAAAAGAAATCATCGGCAGCGAAGGTAGTGGACATCATTGAGACCATCATCGAATGCACGGACAATGAGACTGCGGAGAAGATAATCAAGGCTATCAAGGCTGATGGAAAGATAAGAAAGGAGGTATAATATGGACAGAGATAAGATAATACGCGACCTGCATAACTATTTTCAGGTTTCGGAATTGGTATGTAATCATACCTTTCCTAAATGGGGCGAAAGATCCTGGCAATTCTTGGATACTCTATTCCTCGCATGCCTTCTTGTTATTCGTAGGGATATTATTCAAGCTCCTATGATTTGTAACCATGAAGGAGCCTATCAGAGAGGTCTCAGATGTAATCTTTGCCAGCTTGTCAAGGAGAAGGATGTAGTTTATCTTTCTCCGCATCCATTAGGTAAGGCTGGGGACTTTACTGTTGTAGGTATGACTGCAGAGGAGGCACGAAAACGCATCAAGGAAATGCAGCATCTTCTTCCTTGCCCTATCCGTATGGAAAAAGGTGTATCATGGCTTCATTTTGACGTTCTGCCACAATACGGCATAGATCAGAAGGTGTATGAATTCAAGGGTTAATTTACTCGCTTTACTCGCGATTTTACTTGCTTCCTGCGCTGCTCCCAAGGTGGCGCAGGACTATCAGCGGGATTCCGTTATTACGACCATACGGGAGGAGGTGATTTATAAGGATTCCATAATCTTCATACCGCTTCCAATGGGTAATTCAACTGCAATCCTCCCGGATACCGATACATCTCGTCTTGAGACTGATCTGGCCATATCCGAGGCTTATGTCAGCAAAGGTAAACTGCATCATAATTTGCGTAACAAGAATGCTCTTTTGCCCGTTGAAATCAAGTTTCCAAAGTATGTCTATACTAAGAATGATTACTTGGTGCGGGAGCGCAAGATAATAGAGCAGATAGAGGTAGAGAAGCAGCTAAGCAGATGGCAGAGTTTCATCATGTCTCTTGGCTACGGTCTGCTGATATCCGCTGTGATATGGCTGGCCGTGAGGCTCGCTCGTTTTGTATAATGGTTATTATTTTTATTTGTTGTAAGCCCTGCCGAAAGGTGGGGCTTCTTTGGATAACAAAGCAATTTGTAAATTTATTTTGAAAAATGTTTGCATAATTCAAAAACAATGTTTTATATTTGCATTGTCAAATAAATAAAGTTTCACAATCTAATATATAATAGGTATGACTACAACTATTTATCAAAAATTCATCAGCAGATATGCAGAGATTTTTACACTTGTCTTAATTACCGAAGGAGATGAGTCTATACAGGCAGAAATAATCCCATCGGCCAAGGCTGCTAAACTCAATAAGGAAGAAGTTGAGGAGTTATATTGTGAACTTGTGGAAAGCGAAGAGATGGCTTCGTGGTCAGATGGTGAAGAAGAATTTGACGAAGAAGATGCAAGGGCTGCCTGTCATCAGGAGTGGGATGAGATTAATGACAGCTTTGATGAAATTGGACTATGATTGACGAAAAGAAGCAGCGCGGAGGCGCAAGGAATGGCGCGGGAAGGAAACGGATCCCAATAGTAACGAAAAAGGTCACTGTCGCAGCAAGGGTAAGTCCAGCCTATAAGGATTGGATGAAAGATAAGTCAAATGAATTAGGTGTATCGATGGGAGAACTCTTGGAAAATTTGATAATGGTGTGGCGTGAGCAAGAACGTAAATACCATGCAGAAATGCATACATATAAGACAATGGTAGGTCGTTGATCAAGGGAGCAAATTGTTGCTCCCTTTTGTTGATTGGTCTATAAATTGCTTATGAAAAATTAGCCAGCTGTGAAGCCCGCCGATAAAGGTCTAAGTGATTTGCATTGAAGCCCTGCCGAAAAGGCGGGGCTTCTTTTCGTATTTTGGCATATACCTTGCTACATACCGATAGACCAGTTGTGAAACTCGTTATGGTAGTCTAAGTGTTGAAATCCCGCCCTTATGGTGGGATTCTTCGTTATACCGATGTTCTTCGTATCGTGGCATGATGGTGCGGAATGTGGAATGAATCTGCATGAGTGCAATGTCGCACTCGCTAATATTATTTGTTATGGCAGATTATAATGAGAATGGAAGCAAATGGGGTCAGAATACGGCTCTATGGGCTATCGTGGTGGTCATCTTGGTTGTGCTGGCTATTTGGCTCTGCAACAAGACAGGACAGGACAAGGCAGACCTTGCAGCAAGTGTTCAGAAGCTGTATGGACACATTGAGTGCATAGCTCCGCAGATTAACAAGTATGCAGATAGGGTGGATGCTATCGGCAATGCGGTTACAAGAGTTTCGCAGGCTCAGGCAGATTTCCAGAACTATGCAGCTTCGATGATTACCGACCTTGATAATGCGGTATTCACATCAAAATGCGGATGTAATCACGGTGGCTGTGGCTGCGGTGGTGCTAAGTTTGAGAAATCAACTCAGTACACAGCAGGAAACACAACACTTGTGGAGACCGATACCTGCAGGTCTTAATCACAATCAATAAGGAGGGGGGGAGAATATCCCCTTCCTTTAATTCAATTAATCATGCAAGTTCCAATATTCAACAGCAGGGCAGAAGCATTCGACTATATGTTTGCCACTCTATGCTCGCAAGGCGAGGACATGATGGAAGCGGCTTCTAAGGCTGAGAAGTTTGCTGAGATTGTGGCTAAGAACAGAGCATTGCCTGATAAACCGAAGAATATAGTCGGTCAATGCGTGGACACGGTGAAACAAGTTTCCGAAATCAAGCGAGAATATCCTGAGATGTGGGATGTTGTAAGCGGATTGCTCGGAGGTGTGGTCGGGGTTCTTGCTGGAACTAAAGCGGTAGAATCATCTTCCGATGATGAGCCGATTGAGATATTGGACTTCGATAATATGGAATGATATGGGAACACCGAGGAAAATATATGTCGCAGTATATTGCGATGATGAAGAGCAGGCAACTTCGGTTCAGAATATAGCCAAGGAAGCAAGTTCTATCTTTAATTTCAGTGCTGTGGACATCATGGGTATATATCCCATGATAAAAAAGAATAGAACATTATTGAGGGATTTTGCTAAGGCTATGGCCAAGGAAGGTAAGAAGGGGGCTGTAAAGCTCATTCCTTCGCTTATTAAGGCATTGATATAGGAGGAAATGACATGGATAAGGAACTGAGAAAGGAGTTTGTTGAAATGCTGGAGCATGAGCGCAACTCTCCGACAGGGTGGGCAATCATCATGACAATGGTGGATATGCTTGCCGATGATGATGAGCTGGAACGGCTTGCAGAGACTCACAAGGGAATGCAGGAATACGGCCAATTTCTGACCGAAAAGGAAGCGCGTGGTATAGTGGATGGGTTCAGGAATTACGATGGCACAAGGGGCGCGAAATGGCAGCCTAATGTGCTATTCAATGCTGTGGAGCTTCTCGGTGGCAAGAGGGCGGAGATGGGCAAGTATAATTGCTGGGCATTGTATGCGGTAATGAATATGATGAGTTCCGATTATGGCGGAGTGATTCAGACCATTGCTCAGGGAGATACCTACGCGAAGGTCTGCTACATGATGGCGGTTGCGTGGTTTACCGACCCTGATAAGCGGCACGATGTAAGAGAGTATTTCGACATATAGTATATGATATACTATACGATGAAATCCGCGCTTTTTGCTATGGGTGGTTGTTTCCAAAATGGGAATGACCACTTTTTTGTATATTTCTTGAAAAATATTTGCAGAATCAAATATTTTGATTTATCTTTGCATTATCAAAATAAGAAACAAGTTTCACAATCAAACACAACGGACATGGAAGCAACCATCAACTCAATCTCAGCTCAGGCGGTAGAACTTCTCAAGAATCAGCACATCGTTGCAATGCTCAACGAATGCGCGACAGAAGAAGAAAGACAAATGAAATTAGCACTTGCAGCAATGCACGCGATAGCAAAAGCTAATTGCTAATAACCCAATCAGTTTCACAATCTAACCTCACATTATTATGAACGCAACAATTAACACAACATTACCGAATACAAGAGAATACAGACTTATGTATCTTTTCGGAGCATGGGTAACAAAGGAAGTCATCATCGCAGAGAGTGATGCAGAAGCGGTATTCGATGCAGATATGGCTTTCGCTAACAGCAGCCTTGATAATTGGAAGTATGGAGTTGCCTTATTCTGTGGCAATCGTAAAGTTAAGCAATATAACTAAGGGGCAGCAATGCCCCTATAAATATATATAGGTATGAAGCTAAGAGTAAATATCGCACAATGGGAATGGTGGTACGAAGATTATATTGAAATCGAATCCGCTGGAATCCCACGCAAAGGAGACAAACTCATTTTGGGTTTTAAGAATTGCCGCAAGCTGGAGGGAGTGATACTCAGAAACTATAATGTTGCAAAGACATATGGATTCTTGATATACAAATTCGGTGATACGGTTTCGCTTGACATATCAGATATAGATATAGTACATGAGGTGGATTGGCTGGCAGATGAAGAAACGGGGGTGCTTGAATGTTATGTACATCTCGGAGATGATATAGACCATAAGCACTGCCGATTCTATAAATATATGGAAAAGGAATTTACCGAAGAAGATTATAATAAAGCAGTTGAAAGATGGAAGGAAAGACAAAAGTAAATACACACGGAGGATTTCGCGAGGGTTCAGGCAGGAAGGCAGCCATCGAAGGTGGAACGATTCAGGTAACATGGCGCGTATCTCCAGCATCGAAGCAATGGCTGAACGCAAGAGCCAAGGAGCAAGGCACAACGATAGGAGCAATCATAGAACAGCTCATATCTCTTGCGGAATCGAAATAAATGACTACCTTTGCAATCTACTCCGTTGGGGTAGATTGTGAAACTTAGGTCTGGGCAGCGGTGTAAATCGTTGCCCTTTTTGCAAAATTCACTCTCATTTCGTTCAGAAATTTTTAAGGCAATTTCATAGCCTTGCGTAAGTATATGAAAATCAGCACAAAACATAATGCGATTTTCGTAAAATGGTAATTTATTTTAAAAGTTACCACTCATCCTGCTCTCACGCACTCAGAAGCCTGATTTTAAGTTTTCGACCTTGAAACCCTTGTAAAAAACTGCAATATTGACTTATTTTGCGCTTGGTTTTCGCTCGGATTTCGTTCGGAAAATAACATCACAATCTACCGCCATGATACCTACATTCAGACCTGTTGTGTATGCCCATCACAAGCGCAAGGATGGAACATATAATGTCAAGATAAATGTCTACTTCAAGGGGAAGGAGCGAAGGCTTCCGACCACCATTTTCTGCACCAAGGCAGACATCACGCGCTCATGCCATATCAAGAACAATGATATACTCAAATTGGCGAACCGCGAGATAGACAAGATGCGTGCAGCTATTGCGGACATATCCTTCTTTGACCTTGAGACAAAAGATGTGGACTGGCTCGTTTCCAAGATTAAGGCAAAGCTGCAGGCACAGTCTTTCAGCCTTGACTTCTTCACATTTGCCGAAAAGCATATTGAAGGAATGAAGGAGAACACGCGCAGGAACTATATCACTGCGATCAACGCCTTTGCCAAATTCCTCGGAAGCCGCTATATTGACATCAACGATATAACAAGGCAGAAGATATTAGAGTTCTATGAATATTGGGGCAATCAGACAAAGACATACTATTCCGTAAAAGAGCATAAACATATCGAAACGGATAAGAAGGTCAGGAAGGGATGCGCTGCTTTCCATATCGGCAAGCTATCAACGATATTTACGGCAGCCAAGAGGAAATATAACGATGATGATGCAGGACTTATACTGATACCTCGTTCTCCGTTCAAGGACTTGGAACTGGCACCGCCTGCTCCTGAGGGTCAGAAACCTTTATCATTTGAACTGATGCAGAAGATAATACTTGCGGAAGTTCCTGCATCCTGCTATGGTCAGAGAGCTGCGCTTGATTTGCTTGTTGTGTCCTTTGCTCTGATGGGTGCAAATGTGGCTGATTTGCTTGAAGCGAAGAATCCGCAGGGAAATGTGTGGGAGTATGAACGAAAGAAAACGCGAGACAGGCGCATAGACCGCGCAAGGATGCAAGTAATCATTCCTGATGAGATAATACCTTATCTCGAGAGATTAGGCGCAGGAAAGGGCGAATACTGGCTGTCTGAACTACATAAACGGTATGATATAGACAAGGTGACTAACCGCCTTAATGGTAATCTTGCCAAGTGGTGCGATAATGAGGGTGTAGAGCATTTCACTATATATGCAATCCGCAAGACATGGGCAACCATGGCGAGAAAGATAGCTGACAAGAGCATAGTGGATGAAGGCTTGGCTCATAAGGGAGACTTCGACTTGACGGACATATATGCGGATAGACCGTGGGAAAAGATTAACAAGGCGAATGCCGATGTGCTGGCCTTGTTCGAGTGGCCACAATAGTATATACGAAGAATGCCCGTAGATGTTACAGGCATTCTTCATTTTTTTATGAAACTGGCTTCGGTTTTTTGAATGGATCACTATCAAAAAACATCATGTCTATTAGGTCGAGGATTTTCTCTATTTCCTCTGGTGTGTATTCGCGCATCATATTAGAACTCGGATTTGTCTACCGTTGCTCCCTGTGCGATTGCCTTATTGATATTCTTTACGGCTTTCTTTAATGTGGTAGTGACATCTTCAGGAAGTTCAATATCGAAATAAGACTCATTTCCGCTTTCCATAATCTGCATAACCCTGATTTTTACCAACCCATCTTCAAGGATGCCGATATTATCTTTGGGTATATAATACATATTGGATGTCATATAATGCACACCTTTTCTATCCCTTGCAAGCTGTGATTTTGAAACCACGCAATCAATATAGTGCTTTTCTCCGCTTGCTGTCTTTATTAATAGTCCATCTTTCTTCTGAGCTTCCCAGCGCATTGCTTGCTCCATAAACATGAAGTTGAGCATATAGCCATCTAAGCTATTATCTTTCCAATATGACAAGGTGTATCCGTGCATTTCGTTTTCAGTATAGAACGCGCAGAAGTTGGTAGTGATGTGCCATGTGCCTTTTTCATCAATTTCATTCTTATCTACTTTCTGTGCTTTCGCTACGAAGGAAACGGCCAAAAGAACGGCCAGCATTGCAATCTTTTTCATAATGTTTATTGGTTATTTGATTTTGTTTAAAAACGCGGTAGAAGCGCGTTAAATGATGATTTTCGGCATTTGATTCGTTATGCAGGGAAGCAAAACGAACAAGCCATGATTCACTTCTGCATCATCCTTATTAGCTCGGTTATCTGCTCCTGCGCCTTGCTTGTCTGCTGCATTGACATTGTGAGCTGGGTGTCCTTCGACATCAGGAGTTCAATGAGCCTATCATCGGAAGAACTCGCTACATTATTGCTCCCTGAGTTCACGATATTGCAGCCTTGGACATTGTATGAATCACCGTAGAAGTAAGCAAGTGGAACTTCAAGTGCTTGTGATAGCTTTTCAAGCAATCCCGACTTTACATCTTCTGAACTAAATGAAGCATTTAAATTCTGTGGTGAGACTCCTATTTTCTGAGCTATTTCTGCCATAGTATATGTAGAAGTTCTGAGCTTCTCTTTTAAATCTGCGCCTTTCATGGTAAAAAATAACTTGATTAGGTAAATTAAATTTTGTTTTAATAAAAAAATCCTTTATCTTTGCATTCACAATCAATTTACAATGTAAACATACAAATAATTATTGATATGACAAAATTGGTAACACTCTCAGGAATCAACATCAGGGGCAGCCTGACAAAGCTCGGAAGGGGCGAATCGGTAGTCTTTCCTGTTACTATCAGAGAGACAACCTTACGCACAACTTGCACAAGGCTCAAGAACGATACAGGAATAGCATACAAGGTAAACCGCCAATCTAACGGATGTCACATCGTAACAAGAATCTCATAATATGGAACTCAGCCGCATCATTCAGACCGCATCAGCACTCGGAGCGCAGATGGCATTAGAAGCCGTGGGCAAGTCCTCTGGACTTATGACCGAAAGGCAGGCAATCAAGCTGCATGGAGAGTGGTTCAAGGATGCAATCAAGAACAAGCGCATCTACCCAGCTAAGATGGGAAAGGGTGAGCGAGCTGTAAAATGGTACAGCATTCAGGAGATTCTTCTGCTCAAGACAACCGACATGGCGAAATGCGATAGCATCATAGTATGGAAATAAGTTTCACAATCACAAAACACAACATCATGAAAAAGATTATCAGCCTTCTCGTTATTCTCGTTACTATGTACTTCATCGTAGCAGATGGAATGATGACGGTATTCAATCTCTCACGCGGCATTCAGTATGCCTTCAACTTCGGAGCAATCTTCATGCTCCTTCCGTTCTCCCTGTATTACCTTGTAGGACTTGATAAGGAGGAAGCGCGATGATACGGGTAAGATATTCATACAGCTTTGCATGGGGTTATGATGCTCCTGACTATAGGCTATTCAAGACCGAGGAAGAAGCACAAGAATGGATAGCGAAAGCGAAGAAGGAGATACGCGGATTCAAGGTTGAATATGTGAGGGAAGAGCCAGCTATCACAATGACTAACACTCCTACGATAGCACCGCGATATATGTACGAAGGAAGCACGGATGCGGAGCTGCTGGGAATGAGATATTGACCGCCTGTGAAGGCCGTTTATACATAATAGTTTAGGTTAAGAGTATTTCTTTTCAAATCTCGGACAAGTGCTGGATAGTCTTGAAAGGTCAGAGACCCTTCCGAGTATGGCTCAGGCGGCGAGGCCATCAAATATTCGCTGCACAAGCTGGGAATGCCAAAGGTGGGGCATTCGGTATGAGTGAAATCATGGCCATTACATAACCGAGTGAGGAAGTTCGA